AAATCTCAATATTTTGTCTTTTGCATCTTCAAAACCTTCCCCAAGTATCCATGTGTAACCAAATCCCTCAACATGCCATCTAAATTCATTCTGTTCATGACTAATAACACCGCCTTTTTTTCTCTTCATTTCAACGTACAGCATAAATCCAGGCGCAAACAAATCAGCCACACCAGCAAGAACTCCCTCTCTAATCTGGTCTACTTTCTCGCGTGGAGTTCTGGAACCGCCGTTGCGATTTGCATATATCCATATATCAGGATAGGTTTTTCTAAACCAGTGTATTAGGCTTGCTTGTTCCTCAAATTCACTCACCACTTTTTTTGCTGCTTTTTTTGCGGCTTGATGTTCGCGTGCTTTTTGTTCTTGCTCGTCTAATACACGATCTCTATAAGCAGGTGTTATATGCCTATACGAATTTATAATATCTTCTCGCTCTTTTACTTTAAATCCCCTCCCCTTAAGCGCAACATCAAGAGCATCTCTAAATACGTTATCTTCAATCATTTTTTAATTTCTCCATCAATAAACCTACAGGAATTTCTAATAATTCATTCATTTCTGACGCTCCTTTCCCTTCAACGCTAAACAAAAACCCTTCAAACATGGATAGTGTTCGTAAAATATTAATTGCTTCTTCTCTTGTGAGTTCTAACATTTGTATTTTCCTTAGTGTTTTTTTTTAAAAAAAATTTTATTCGTCAATATATTCGCACTTATATTTCTTATGATGAGTCCTCCTTCCTAATGCAACTTGAAACATATTTGTATTTGTTAAGCCGCGTTCATTACAGTAATTTAATAATCCTTTTACAATAACTACATTACCATCTGGCTCTGTTATTTTAAATGTTTTGCTACTATGACTTAATTTACCCTTTAACCCAAAAGCAGGATGGTTTTCACCTGATTTTGATATACTTAATTTCAATTTTGTATAATCAGACATTGGCGGCCTTATTATTCCTGTTAATGCTTTAGAAAGTTTTATTTTTGTTTCTTCTGTCATTTTTCTTCCGGTATGAGCAATAGACATTCGTTTTCTTGTCTCATTGCATGGTGATGAATTATTTCCTCCATTTTTTAAATTATATCCATTTGGTGATAATGTATTGTGACTTGAAATAAGTAATTCTTCTTGATAGTTCGCCTCTTCTATGGTTAAGTTTTCTGATAATATTTCAAGCTTAAGATTTTCAAATCCATATTTTTTAATTGCTCTAGAGAACAGTCGACACCCATCTGTATGTATATGAGTATTTTTTCTCTTCCTTAAGTTTTTAGTTTGACCAATATATGATTTATTTGATGGAGACGTGTATTTATAAACCATGTATTCTCTTTTCATAAATTTTATCCATAAAAAAAGCCGCTCTTACATGTCCGGTCGTAAAGGCGAAAGATTGGCCTACGGACAAATAAAAAAGCAGCTTTGTTTAATCTTTTCTTTGGTTACGACACCATTGAGTAATTATACCTTATTTTTTTGATTTTCAAAATAATTTATATACCAATCCCTAGACTCTACAGGCTCTCTCAAAACTTCCTGTATAGTCTCATTGTCAATTCCAGCACGGAAAAGAGCGCTATAGGTAACGCTATCGCTTATATAAGCATCCCCTGTTCGTTGTGTGTCGTCTTGTTTGGCTTGTTGTTGTAGTTGTCGTAAGTGTTCAAGGATATTCATTTTTTATTATCATTGTTTTGAATTAACAACATATCAAACAAATTTATTTGCTTAGGGCATCCGGTTTTCTTTATTCTTACGAAAACACGTCCTTTTATATTGTATTTTCTTGTTTTTGTTTTTAAATTCTCATTTATCATTTTTTAAAACTCCAATTTTTTGACTCTCTAAATTTAGAATTAGTTGCTGGCGCAAGCGTTATAATTTCAAACTTTTTAAAATACTTTTCGTAAGCACTATAAAACAAAAGCAAAATATTATCGACACACACACCACCAGGAGCAGAAGCGATAAGCGGGTAATCCTCTGGTTTCTTCATCATTTTTAACAGCATACTTTTTCCTCTCATATCTTTTAAAACCATATATTCATTATGAAAAATTAAACCCATTTCATCTATAAAGTTTATTTTTATCATTTCTTCTTGGTCTTTTCGTCTATAGTCTTTTTCAAACGTTACGCGGTCAACGGTATAGGTGTACGTTTCGGCGTCTATCTTTGCCTTAAGTATTTCTCCCTTGGTTTTCATTGTATATTTTCCGTCTTCGCTTGTACTAACAAACTCGGCCTTACAAACCTTGCAGGATTTAGCGCTTAATAGGTTAGGATAACCACATTCATCTCCTTTTCTATAGGTTAAGCCTTCAAATACAACCGTTTCTTCAACGATAGCCAAGCAAAGCTTTTTTGGAACATCACCTTTCTTCTTTGGCAGCTTAGGAGGAGTTATATTGTCGATTGGCCCGAACCTCTCAACATTACTTCCGTAATCACATAAAAAACCGTGATCCTTTTCATCGTGCGTTCTTAACAGTCTTCCGATTATTTGAATGTATAGCCTTAATGACGTTGTGGCGCGTAACATAACAATAGATTCTAACTGAGGAAAATCAAATCCGCGAGTATATAGACCTACATTAACAAGATAACGCTTACCAGCTCCTTTCTTAAGCCATTTTATTAGATTGTCACGCTCATGCTTTGATAGGTTTCCATGAGCAAGCTTACATTCGTCATTGTTTCCATATTCATCAACTATTCGCTGACCGTTAGCTACAGTCGATGCAAAAATTAATGATGTTTTTATGTCGTTTTCATCGAATAACTGTTTAAAATCTTTTACAGCATCAACGATGATTGCATCGAATTTAACTCCTGCTTGGTTCTGGTCATATTCTCCAGAACTGTTAAGCCTTACACCGTCAAGATCAACGTGTACATGCGTATTAAGTGTTTTTACTGATGATAGATAGCCTTCATTGATTAACCTTGGGATATCGGACTCATAACAGCATTCGCTAAAAATCCTAACGCCTTCTTTCACTTGATCGTGAAGCTGTCCTTGGTCCGGTCTATATGGAGATCCTGTCAATCCTATTATCATCATTTTAGGATTGATTCGTTGAAGCGACTTTATAATTTTTTGGTAAGTCGTGGATGGATCTGGACTAACGAGGTCTGCTTCGTCTACGAGCAAAAAGTCAAAGCTTCCACTTGTAGCGCGTCTTTTTAAAAAACTTGTTTGAGTCGCTATAACAGTTTGTCTAGTTGTTTGATACTTACTTAGTTTTGCACAACAAATGCCGATACTGTTTTTATTATCAACATGCGTAAAGGTCTGTTCATAATTTTGAACGCATAAAGTGTGATTCGGTACAAGTTGAAGAACCCGTTTGTTTTTTAACATTGCACGGCGCGTTATTTCAGCCATTACTAGCGACTTACCAAAACCAGTTACAGCGTTAATATATGGCGTTTCTCCGCGTTTTAACGAATCCAGTATTGCATCAATGGCTTCTGTTTGGAAATACCTCAATTCCTTTTTCATTTTATTCCCCAAAAAAAACCCCATCACACGGTGTGCAGACCATGTAACAGGGTTTGTTGTGTTGCTCTTTAACCATCCTGCACGATGATTTTTGTTTATTGTATTTCTTAACTAATCCTCAAGCAAGGTTTTTTTACTAATGAAAACCCTTTAAGTTCACCGCCGTTTTTCAAAAATTCATTAATGGCTTTTTTATCCAGTTCAATTTTTTCACGCTTAAATTCTGGTGATATACGATTAAAATTTATGTCAAATGGAACAATTAACGAATCACGTTCATACTGCGAAACATTTAAAATATCCCCTTCAACCTTCTTAATATTGAAGTCAGTCATTACCGATAAAATAAACTCTCTCAATTTCTCCTCGGCCCGCTTTGCTCTTTTCTCCCTCAATTCTAGCCGTGCTTGCGCCTCTTTACGCGCTTCTGTCGTTACCCTAGCCAATGCTATGGCTTCTGCTAAAACGCTTGTCAAATAAGCTAATTTACGCTCTACGCTACCTTCTATTTTTTCAAGTTCGCGCTTTATGATGTCTGCTTCTATGTCGCCTTCTTCAATCCAGTAAATTCGGTCCAAAAGTTCTTGCTGCGCCTGTTTAAGTTCGTATATTTTCATTTTAAATTATCCTTATTTAAAACAATATAACAAAATGACCACGATCACTCATGCTACCTAAAGCTTTAACGCTTTTATCTCCCCATGCTATAAGCATAGACCCACATCCAGCCCCACTTCCACCAGTAACGCCCAAGCCATCGACAAACTTAACTCTTCCGCGCAAAAACAAAATAGCGTCTGCTTCTGCAACAAAATCATGATACCATGCACAATCAGTACGTGAAAAAACCAAAGCTATACCATTTCTATGATTGTGCATTTTATTAAGCCATGCGCCAGTTGATACTCCGTAAGGAGGATTAAGCCATACAAGATCACTACCCCAGTCTTTTGTTAATCCATCATCAATAAGTGAATAATGTTTTTTAGCTGGAATCCACGGAACCCCTCCAATTGGAGCGCATGGATCAAGGTCAAAATCTAAATTCAATCGCTCAAATATCCACGGCGGTGTGTACCAATCAACGCTTTTATTATTTACATTGTCGTGCGTGAAACCTTGTTTGTTTTGTTCTTTAGTCACTTATTCTCTCCGGTTAAAAGTTTAAATGCCATCCTTGGCAATGGTTAGTTATTTAGAAAACAATTTCATCATCATTAAACTCAAATTCATTAGGCGCTTTCTTAACAACATTTGTATCAGCTGCCTGAATCGTTTCTTTTTGGCTTAGCTTAACCCGCTTCACATCATCCAAACCAATCAAGAACTGGTCAATCAACTTCGCTTCCGAACCATTAATAAATTCACCAGCCGATTGTCTGGTTTGCGCATCGCAAAACTTCAACCATACTGCACGCTCTTTTAGTTCGATGGGTTGTACATCAACATACTTGCCTTCGGTGTTTTGCACTTGTTTTTTATATTCTTCAGTTTGCCACACTGTACCAATGGTTTTATTAACGAGCTGAGGATAGGTTGTCATGCGTTTTTCAACAGTTGATCTACTATCCCAGTCGTATATCTCAACTTTACCATTAGGATTAGGTTGTAAGTTTTCCAAGCCAAGCAACGCCATTAATTGTTGTATTTGTGCAATGGCTGGTAATGGTTTGCCGTTTTTATCTACTTGTACGCCTTGGCCGCTAGTATGCCATAAATCGATTGATCCGAATCCACCAGTGAAAGACATAAAATCTATGTGCAAGGCTTTAGCAGCTGAACTATTTGAAAGTCTTTCATAAGCCTTGGTAATAACGCCTGAATGGAAACCAGTTTTAATCGCTCCGCTGCTGAATGATTCGTTTTGTGCTTCTGTTTTGTTGGCTATAAATTGTGTCATTTCTGTAAATCCTCAAATATTTGTTGTGATGTTTTATCGTCGTTTATGTCTATTAAATAATAATCCGGTATATTCTCCATTTTTGTAGTCCTAACTTTAGCGTCAAAACTGTTTGTTTTTCTTGTATATACTAAGACTTCAGGCTGTCCGTCTTTTAAAGCAATTGTTTTTACTGGACCTCCGAAAGGATTTATCTTTTTACCTGTTTTGGCTTCTGAGCGCATAAAGTAAACCCAATCAGCTCTAGCACTTAACAGATTTGGGACTGAAATTCTTCCCCATTCCATCATATCTATACAATGCTTTTTAAAATCATCACCAGCCGCGTTGCTGGTGCTTTTTTCCTTGCTGTGAGCGATTAGAATAACATTAATGCCTTTTCTGTGCAGAGCATCAACACCCTTTAGAAACCTGTTCTTGTAGTAATCAACCCCTTTTTCAAACCCTCTCCCGAAAAGATAGTCACCGATACAGGTTACTATTACTTCTTCTTTCTTGATTGTTTCTGTAGGGTTTTTTGTAATAATATCCCGCTCTACCAATGTGTCGATAAACTGACCACTATCAATCACAATCGTTTTGTAATCATGCTGAGTTGTTACAAAATGACGCATCATGCTAAAGAAAACTTCTATATTTTCAGGTAGATTAATACGACCATCTTTAGTAAACCGCCCCACATCAGGAACCTTTTCAACTCCCTTCTCAACAGCCAGATAAAACGGGTTTGGTGCATGTCTGCACAGCCATGTTTTACCGCATCCAGGTGGGCCATATAAAATACCGAAGTATGGGCCTTGTATGGGTGAGGTTGTTATTTCAAATTCACTCATATTTCTATCTCTGTCCAATCTATAAGCCATTTAACAAAAGCCGGATTACTTGTGCAGCATTTTTCTTCTGCATTGTTTGTAATCGTACAAACCCAGCTTAATTCCTTGCTTTTAAAAGAAGCTATTCTATACCTGAATATTTCTTTTTTTATGCGGTATTCGTTACTATAGCTCCAATCAGGCCGACCTGTGCAATCAAACCAGCTTTCGCAGTTGCTGCTATATTCAAATTTCAATGACGTATCATCAGCCCACTTCTTTATCAATTCAGCGTGTTT